GGGCAAGCATCAAAGAAAACAAGCTCTTAAAATTTACGAAGAGAGGCTTCTAAAGCGAACTGGGAAAGAAGCCACAACAAAACCCAGAAACAAAAGGAGAAAAGGGAAAAGCAACACAAAAACTAAGAAAGTAAAATAGGTGGGTTTAAAGTATTTCCAGCCACTTCAAAATCTTCCATAAGACAAGCATTTAACTCAAAAAGAGTAAATTGCTTAAAGTTGTCTATGGCAATTTCCAAATACCATGTAGTCTGGAAAGCCCAACTGGAATTGGCCATTTCAAAACCATTATTTGGCCCCGCTATTTCCAAGTCAAACTCGATATCACCTCCTCGTGGCTTAGTAATGTACCAAGAGCGCGCAGGTAAAGCTTTATTTGAGAGGTTGTTGACCAAGTCTATTCTGGCTGACGCAGCCCAATCAGATTGCTTAACGGCAGCACCCCGGCAAATAAGTTGGAATCTTATCGTTCCCTTCTTCCAAGCAGCCACTTTCAACAAATTGGATATAGGACTCGGATAAGCTGTGATATTCCAATTTCCAGTAGAATCCCCACTCACTGTAGATTCCATCAAATCAGCAGTAAAGCTCGCAAAATTCTGTGGGGTTGTACTTTCTAAGGGTGTACGAACCATCCAAATTGGATTGTAAGTTCCAAGCTGCTGCACCATAGTACTCTGCCCAGAAATTCCTAACAGGCGAGCTCCCTCAAAACCGGGGTTGTGACCATAAGCACGATAGTTCCTAATGTCCAGCAATTTAACACCAATAATGAAATTTCCTTCAATGGTTGAAGTAGCAGAGTCATGCAAGAGTGCATACAAGTGGGGACATCCGTCTTTCTGAGGATTGACAGTGCTTAAAACTTGTGTTGACCATGCTGTCAAAAATTCACCCTGCGTGAATGTTATGGTGGTGCGCCCCTGAATTTCAGCAAATTGCACAAGCTTGTGGGGAAAACTCTCCAAATTGGTCATTTCCTCTGTGATATCACCAAATGCTATAAAGAAAGCAATAGTTGCCTTTATGTAAGGAGAACTCATCTTTGTTATTTCAAAGACGAAATCCCCTCTAAAATAACGATGTAATGAAATAACAGCATTTGGCATATTCATTAGAATAGCATCTTTGGTGCCAGCCCCACCACCAATAGCCAAGGGCATCCTTTTAAGAACACGTGCAGGCCCTTGTGGGAAAGATAACTTTCCCATCCAGCGATTGATTGGGAAAGAAGCATGTGCAGAACTTATCGTCAAAGTTTTAGGCACGCACAAGTTTCTATCGATATGCCATGTAAGCACTAGAGCCAAATCTGTAAGTGGCGTTGTAGTCCATCCAGTCACGCACTGAACTGCAAAATGTGCTTTTGTTTGCTGCAAAAACACAAAGTTCCAGGCATCACTACAGGGATTGGGGTTAAATGATAACTCAACAGCCTTCTCACAAGCAGGATTCCATACTATAGCGTCCTGAGAACTCGTGGTGTATATATCCGTGTCAGCGGCTCCTGTTATACCACTATTAAAGCAAATAGCCAAGGCACAACCTGTATTCTCTGGAACGTTAATAGAAGCAACACAGCGTATTTTGCCTCTTATAACATGGGTGCGGATCAAATCTATCGCGGCCCTCTCATTACTATCCTGCAAGAAGGTGGCGAGCAAATCTTCCCTAAGGATAGTATTTCCAACCATTGTTTTGCTCAAAATGACACGGGATGTGGCTAATTTGGTTTGCAACGCGGAGCCACGAAGAGAACTAGTATCATCCAAGGAAAGTTGCGCAAGATCTAGCTCATTTTGCCCATAAGCCTTGGTTCTACCAGCACCTGGTACAACCACACCAATCTCCGAGAATTCTACTTCATTATCACCACTGTTGTTGTGCTTGTGCAAAACACGTGCGGAAGAAGAATGTGAGGACAACTGACTCTCATTAACAGTCAAACTACCATTGCTGCCTTCTTTGGCATCTCCACCAATCTTGTAAACAAAATTGGTTGACTTGCAAAAGGTGGCGTGCAAAGGATGTTTTTCCTGCAAAGTGAGAGCACTTTCCAGTCTAAAAGAGAGGCACTGCTTTTGCATCTCTTCCTTTGTCATCTGATTATTCCGATGCATAGAAAAGGTGTGCCTGTTTAAGTACTGAACAATGGCCCCCTTTTCTTTAATTAGCTCTTGCTCAAGGTAAGCTGTAGGAGTGTATGTCTTGGTCAAACTAACAGCACAACCTGCAACATTGACTTTGACCATCGCTAAATTAAAATCTGGTGCAACGTCGCCATTGCTAGTAGTACATAGCAATTTGAATCGAGAATTCATGTTTGGGGCAATTTCCACCAAAGTATCTGGAAACAACAAAACTCGAATAGGGCGACCACCAATAAATGGCGCGACAAAAACACTTCTTATGGCATTATCCGGGTTTAAATGTGCTGTATCAACCAGCAACATACCACCACAAATGTTACTATCAGGAGAGGTAAAGCAATCTAAGATGACTTCTATAGCTCCAACATGAAGTGCAGTAGCACCATTAGCACTCTTATTATTGGCCTGATGGTAATCTGTTATGTTCGTACTGGTCAATAAATGTTGCGGAACAATTGGTATATCTAGCACCTTATTCTCACCAGGTGTGAGAGTTCCGGTCGGAATGTGTTGGAAATCTATTGTCGAACCCCCCATGAGCTTATCAAAAGCTATCTCTTTTTGCTTTATCAAACCGCGCTTAAGACCAGATAGAAGACTCTTACTCCGCTCATACATTTTATTTGAATGAGGAATCAAGTTACTCAGGGGCTGATTGACCACAGCTTTTTCGGCCAGTCGCTCCTTATCCTTAAGTGCTGAAGCAGCCAAACCTTCCTTCTGAATCACTTCCATGGAACGTTTCCTCTCTAAAAAGGCAGCAAGCTTCTGACAGCTACTAACAAACAATGCTGGTTCCTTGTACTGAAATAAATGGTGGAGTATTTGAATAATGTCCCACCAAATCCCCAAGCAGAAAAGCCACAGAACGGCTAAGGGGTCAGGTCTAAACTTGTTGACAATATAGTGTGAAGCCAAATAATTCACAGGGACTGTTTGAACAGAATAGTCTTTATGATAACCTTTAAAGCACTCGTTTACTTGTTCACAAAAATACCACATGAATGCAAATTAGTTGAATTGGACAAATGCATACAAATGGGAAAGTG